GGAACTTGAACGGGGCGTCCAAGGCGGTCACTCCGGTCTGGGGGTCGGTCGGTCTAGGCGACGGGCCTGGGCGGTAAGCGTTACCACCCAGGCCCGCGACGATTTCAGCCGGGATGTCGGATCAGGAGGCCGAGAAGCCGGTGATCCCCTCGACCATCGAGTGGTGCTCGGGGTTCTCCAGCCGGATGCAGCCGTCGTAGATCCACTCGCCCTCGCGGACGTCGCCGGTCCGGGCGACCGGGTGCCAGCTCTCGTTCTCCAGGTCGGAGATCGCCACCTCCTCGGTGGTCAGGCAGATCGCCGAGTGGGAGTTGTCCGGGGCGTTCAGGAGCGGGGCCGGGATGAAGACGATGTCCCGGTTGGAGAACGGCAGGACGTAGCCGCTGATGCGGATGCCCAGGTTCTGGGTGCTGCCGAGGGGGACCGACCCGGTCTTGAGGTAGCCCCACTTGTGCAGGCCCGAGACCCAGCCGGTCGACATCAGGACCACGCCGGGCTCGCCGCCGTTGTCGATGATGGGCTGGAAGAGGTCGCGGATCAGGCTGTCGGGGGTGTAGGCCGCCTCGTCGGTGATGTCGGAGGCGTCGGTCAGGTGGCCGACGAGCTGCCGCAGGCCCTTCTGCTTGCGGCGGTTGCCGCCCGCCGTGGGCGCCTCGCCCATCCCGAAGTACATCGAGGACTCGGCGTCGTCGAGCATCTCGACGAGCTTGACCTCCTTCTCCAGGTCGAACGGGTCGGTGTAGCCGCCCGGCAGGACCACGTTCTTGACCGCGGCCGTCTCGCCGCCCATCGACACCCGGCGGCGGGACCGCTGGTGCCACTGGACGTTCGCGGTGCGGGCGGTGCGGGCCGAGGACTGGGCGACCTCGTTACCCCGCTGGCTGTTGCCGACCAGGCGGACGGTGCCGGCGCTGGCCTGGGCGGCGGCCGTGCTGCCGCTGACGCCGCGGACGATCGTGACCGTGCCGGCCCCGGTGGAGGCGTTGGTCACGTTGACCGCCGTCACCTCGACCCGCTCGCCCGAGGGGAACCAGAGCACGTCGCCCTCGACCAGGGGGCTGACGTCGTTCAGGCTCGCCGAGGTGGCGACGCCGTCCGCGATGGCGGCGGTGAGGGTGTAGGTGCGGGGCCGGAAGGCGTAGGTCAGGATCTTGAACTCGATGGCGTCGCCATCGACGTGCGGGAACCGCGAGAGCAGGGGATGCTGGTTGAAGAACACCTCGCGCGTCAGGGCGCTGATGTCCTCGACGTGCTCGCCCGAGAAGTCGACGTCCTGGAGGAAGCCACGCTTGTAGGCCATGAGCCTCGGACCCCCTTAGAAGGGTGATGGGTGAGGCTTCGCGGGATGGCTTCGCGTGGTGGACTCGCGTCCGATGCAGTCTCTACGACCGCCGAACACCGATTGTCAGTTGGCCGAGGGGGGCGTCAGGCCCAGGCGGCCGGCGACCTGCTTGCGGGCGGCGGCCTTCTTCAACGCCCGGCTCCCGGCGTCCTTGGGCTCGTCCTCCGGCGTGGCCTCGGGGCGTCCGCCCGGGTTCCCCTTGGTGGCCCCCGGGGCCGCCTCGGCCTTCAGAGCCCAGGCGAGCTTGGGGTCGGCCAGCACCTGGGCCTTGGCGGCCTCGGCCGAGACGATCTGGCCCGTCTTGGAGTCGCGGACCCGGAACTGGTGCTTCTGGCCCTCGACGGCCTCGACCGTGTAGCGGCCTTCGAGCTGGGAGCGGATGTAGTCGGCGGCGTTGGGGTCCACCAGGCGGTCCGCCAGGGCGACCAGGGCGCCGTCCACCACCGACCGCTTCGAGGCGGCCTTGAGGCCGTCCACGACCTCGGCCAGCTCCCCCTTGACCGTCCGGCCCTCGGCCTCCAGCTCCTCCTTCTGCCGCTGCAACGCGGCGGCGGCCCCGTCCTTGGCCGCCAGCTCCTGGAGGGCCTTGGCCTTGACGTCCTCGGCCTCCTTCTTCGACTTGGTCTCGATCTCCTCGATCCGGCTCCGGGCCTGGTTGAGCTGGGTCCAGAGGTTCGTCAGGTCCGCCTGGGAGATGGTGACGGTCGGGTCGGCCGGCTTCTCGACCGGCGGCGTCTCCACCGGAGGCTTGTCGTCGGGCTTCTCTTCCGGTTCCATCGTCAACCTTTCGTGGGTGGTCCGTAGGGAGGCGGGAGGTGCCCGCCATGCCGGAAACCGATGATTTCCTGTCCCTCGTCTATCCGTTCGTCGCAGGTGTGCCCGCTTGTCATTCGGGTTTGACCCCCGAGCACCTGGCCGAGCGTCGGGAGAAGCTGGATGCCTGGCTCCGCGAGGTCGGCTTCGACATCGAACGCCACGCGATGCGGTCCTGGGCGGAGGCCCGGGGTTCCGACGGCCGGGTCCAGGAGGCGTTCGTGATCTGCCCGGTCGAGAGGTGGGGGGAACTGGACGCCCTCGGGCGTGCCGAGGCGATGGCCCGGTTCCCCCACGCCGTCATTTCTTGGGGGCCTCCGCGGCGGGCTTCTTCTTCGCCCGGGAACCCTTCCCGGACTTCTTCGCCTGGCCGTCCGGGGTCCCGTTGACCCCGGTCCGCTCGGGCTGGCCGGCCCCCTCGGGGACGTGCTTCGGCGGCCCGCCGCCGGGCACGCCCCCGGCCGGGCTCGGGATCGGGTTGTCCTTCTGGGCGACGGCCAGGGCCAGCTTGGCCTCGGACTGGGCCTGGAATTGCTTCGCCTGCTTGTCCACGAATTCGTCGATCTCGCGGTCGCGGACCTTGTACTCGTCGTCCGGGCGGCCGGGGTCGATCTCGCGGACGATCAGCCGCAGGACCGCCTTGTCGTTCTCGGGCAGGGCACCCACGGCCGGGTAGCTCGCCTGGAACGCGACGAACAGGCCGGTGAGGGTGGCCGCCGAGAAGCTGCCGAACTTGCTGGGGTAGTGGACCGCGGCCTCGGCGTCGGGCGTGCGGGTCACGAGCTTCCAGCCCTCGACGATCGCGGTCTCCAGGGCCTGGAGGGCCTTGGCCCGCTCCACGAGGATGCCGTTGAGCTTCTCGACGTCCAGCTCCTTCGAGATCCCGCTCTGGCGGTCGACCGAGTCGGAGACCGGGGAGGGGGGCTCCAGGCCGGCCGACCAGTAGGCCATCGCCAGGTGGCCGGCGATCGAGGTCCGCAGGCTGTCGGTCGGCCCCTTGGGGATGTCGAGGATCATCGGGGGGATGGCCAGCTTGGACGTGCCGTCGTCCACGATCTTGATCGGCAGGACGAAGTTCGGCCCGACCGGGACCTCGGCGTTCTCCTGGCACCACTCCTGCGGCAGGCACAGGATCGGGTGGGCCTGGAGGGTGTCCGAGAGCACGACCTCGGACATGAGGTTGTACACCTCACGCATGCGTTCCGAGACCCCCTCATAGGCACTCTTGGGCATGCGTCGGGTGCCGGGGACGCGGCCGTCCATGACGCACTTCACCGGGCAGGCGCCGTAGGGGTGGCTCAGGAGGGTGCCGGGCACGAGCTGGTATTTGGAGTCATAAAGGGACGTGGATTCGGCGTCCCAGTGGCGGAACTGCTCGACCGGGTTGCCCAGCTCGTCCTCGCCCCACTCCCGGTAGAGCACCTCGGCGTAGTCCTTGCCCCGGGCGTCGAGCCGCCACCAGAGCATGTTCTCGGGCAGGATCGGGGTGACGTGGACCCGGTCCAGGCCCAGCCTGACCTCGTCGGCCTTGCTGACGACCACGGGGTCCCCCGCGACCACGGGGCGGTCGAAGAGGAGGTCGATCCGGCCGCAGGCGAAGTAGGTCGGGCCGACCTCGGACTTCACGAACTGCTCGATCGAGTGGCCCAGGCCGTCCACGTCCCCCCAGAACCGCTCCAGCTCGGCCGGGCCGGTCCGGGTGATCTCGTGGCGGGTGATCCGGGCGATGTGCTCCCCGATGATGTCCGTCATGATCTCGGGCACGGGGGTGCGGGCGCGACGCAGCTCGAAGTCGTCGACCCCGGCGTTGGCGGCCTGGTCGTGCTCGGGCTCGACCTGGGAGTAGGCCGACTTGATGTCGGCAGGCAACGCCAGGTCGATGTAGGTGGCCGAGGGGATCGGGTCCCGCCGTTTCCGCGAGCGGGGGTTGGGCCGCTCCCGCTTGTGGCGGACGAGGTTGTAGACCGGCAGGCCGTAGACGTCGGAGCCGTAGCGGGCGTCCCGGTAGACCTGGCCGCCCACCAGGCTGTCCAGGAGGCGACGCTGGGTCAGGTAGCAACGCCGGTACTCGGCGTGGCCGGCGGCCCGGCGTTCGACGACGTCCGGATCGAGCTGGGGCATGGGGGCCTCACAGGAGGTTCGAGGCGTGAGCCCTCTGCATCTGATCCGGTTGCGGGTATCCCTTGGGGAAGGCGTCCCAGGCGCCGTAGCGGATGAGGTCGATCATCTCCTCGAACGGGTGCTGCGGGTCCTCCGGCGTACCCGTCCACTGGCCCCGGACCTTCTTCCGGCGGTAGCCGGAGAACGCCCGGATGATGTGCTGGCAGCGGGGGTGGACGTAGAGCGTGCGGGTGCCGTCCGCGAGACGCACAAGCATCTCTACGAAGTCCAGCCCCTGCACGACACCTCGGCGGGGGGCCAGGCCGACCCGGTAGTCCCCGAAGACCCGCTTGTACTCGCCCAGGGCCGCCGGCCCGAGGCCCGACTCGACCCCGGCGGCCGGGTCCAGGCAGACCCGGGCGACCCGATCGACCGACAGGCCCGCCTCCCGGCCGGCCTCCTGAATCCGCTCGGCGTTCTGCTGGCTGTGGAGCCCCTCGGCGTAGTAGTCGGCCAGGAACCCCAGGCAGGGGCGGCCGGTGATCGGGTCCAGCCACGCCTGGTAGTAGGCCGCCCCGGTGTGGCAGGATGAGCCGGCGTCCCCGGCGATCCGCAGCGGCAGGTTCGGGTTGAACTCGATCTCCCGGACGTTGGCCCCGAGGTTGGCGTCGAACTCGCTGAACCAGATCCCGTCGGCCTTGGGGCCGAGGCAGAAGTAGTCGGCCTCCAGGACCCGCTTCGAGACGCCGTGGACCTTGTCCAGCAGCGACCCCACGGTGTAGTGGCCGAACGGGGAGACCCGCTTGGCCTTGGGGACCCCGCCGTGCCGCTCGCGGCCCTCGTGGCAGTATTTCACCAGGGGGCACTGGGGGCAGTTCTCGTAGGCGTCGTGGCCGCCGACGTACCGCCCGGAGACCTCCTCGGGGCAGGGCTGCAACACCTCCCAAACGCAGAAGCGGTGCAGGGGGTAGCTGCCCGGGTGGGCCTCGTTCGAGGCGATGGCCTGGGCCTTCAGCTCCTCCATCGGCCCGCCCAGGTTGTGGTGGGTCGAGGTCATGACGATCTTGGGCTTGTACCGCTCGGCCCCCTTGCCCTTGTCCATCACCATGCCGTGGGCGTCGTCCCGGATCTTCGGGTCGATCTCATCCACTTCATCCATTTTCAAGCATGGGACGTGCGGGCCGCGGACCGAGAGCGGGCTGGCCGCCAGGATCGACACCTCGGACCCGTTGTGATATCGGGTCATCTGCACGCCGAAGTGGTCGATCGTGTCCTTGTCGTTGCCGCCCGAGGGTCCCCGGCCGTCGAGCACGGCCTCCTTCAGGCCCTGGTGGACCTGCTGGGCCTGGGCCTTGGAGCCGCCCAGGATGCGGGTGCCGTGCCGGGGCAGGTGGCGGGAGTCGAGGTGGGTGTCGATCGAGGACAGGAACGACTTGCCCGAGCCGCGGGAGCCCTCCAGGAGGGCGTGGCCGGGGCGGTCGAGCTGCCAGCAGGCGATGGCATCGAACGGCGCGCAGTGGCCGTCGCAGACCGGATTGGTGGCGACCTTGACCCCCGTGTACAGGTAGATCCAGGTCCACAATTCCTTGCGGTCGCGGGGCCGGAAGTTGCGGCCGGAGTTCGGGTCGTGGCGGCTCACGGGCGGGTCTCACTCGACCCCGAGGATCTTCCCCAGGGCCAGGATCGAGATCCTTCGCTCGTGCTCGGCGTCCCGGCCCGCCGCCTCGGCGACGCGGAGCCGGACCAGGAGGGCCGCCGCGGCGGCCGGGGACACGGTGATCGCCCTGGGGGCTCCGCCGCCGGAGGCGGCCCCCTCCAGGGCCTGGGTGAGCTGCTCCAGGGTCGAGGCGACCTCGACGGCCGGGGCGGGGGCCTGGAAACCGTTACCGGCCTTGAGCCGCTCCAGGGCCGCGTTCAGGATCTTGGAGAACGGGTTGTCGGCGTCCCCCGCGATCCCGGGGCCGGGCGGGTCCTCGGCGAACTCCCGGGCGTAGTCCTCGGTGGTCCCGAGGTCGGCCGGCGAGATCGGCTCCAGGGCGTCGATGGGGGTCAGGTGCTCGGGCATCGCCTCACTCCGGCTCGGTCATCCAGAGGTCGCAGCTCGGGCACTGGAGCGTGGTCGGGTCGGTCTCGGCCGGGTACACCGCGACCCATCGGTGGTTGCAGACCAGGCAGTGGATCGGGCCTTGAGCCCAGAGCCCCTCGTAGCCGTCGGGGTCGGCGGGCTCGGCCGCGGGCTTGGTCGCGGGGGCCTCGGGGGCGGGCTCGTCGCCCTCCTCCTCGTCCTCGTCCTCGCCCTCGTCCAGCTCGATCTCCAGGGTGTTCTCGGCCGGACGCCGCAGGAGGCCCCGGGAGGTGAAGCCCAGGACCAATCGGCGAACATGGCCAGGATGCGGTCCGGCATCGGGGTCCCCTTTCGGGTGTCAGGCGGCGACGGCCGTCCGGGGCGCCACGGCGTCGTCGGGGTACATCTTGCGGCCCTGGAGGACGCCGCACCCGTTGTCGCCCCACTGCGGCCCCCAGGAGTTCCTGATACCCAGGGCGTAGGTCCGGTCGATGTAGCGGAGGCGGGTGGCCAGCACCTCGTGCCCCCACCAGTTCAGGCCGATCGGCACGGGGATGTCCCGCAGGACGCAGGAGAACAACTGGTTGAGGTTGCGGGGCTCCAGCTCGAACCACTCCACGACCCGATACCGCTTGGCGACGGCCCAGTTCTCGGCCGTGCCGTACTGCCTGGAGATCGCGTTGGCGGGCCAGAGGTCGACCGGGACGGCCCCGTCCGAGATGATCCGCTCCAGGGCCTGCTTGCCCCAGCCGCCGACGTTCCGGTAGTTGGTGATCGGCCCGCCCACCGAGGCCGGCGAGAGGATCACCTTCTCCTCGTTCTGGAGAGCCCTCACGACCTCCAGGCTGTGGGTCGTGGCGTTGGCCCAGCAGTAGTTGGTCTGCTGCTGGTTCTTGACCGGCAGGCCCACGAGGTCGCAGACGTCGTCGATCCACGAC